ATTGTATACTCGTTAGCCGCCGTAGTGAGAGATAACTGATACTCACCGTTCACCGTTACTCCACCCACAGCAGTGGCATTACTGAAGGTAACGAAGTCGCCGTCCACATACCCACCGTTCGCATCGGTGACCGTAACAAGTGAAGACCCAGATACAGTCTCGAACGGGTCAGTCAGCGATACAGTATCGCGTAGGGGGGTGATGTCGTTGTAGGCGGTGCCGTTCTCGATATAGAACTTCAGGTTCGTACCTACACCGACGAGGTTCTGACTGTTGAGTGTCACCCACGCCCACAACGAACGACATACTCCTAAATAGGTGGCGTTTGACGTGCGAACCCAACCCCCGATCTTCTCGGGAGACCCCTGACGAAAACGTATTTTGTCGCACTCGTACCAGCCACCTTCGCTTGTGTAGCGTGTGTTCTCGCGGTTCACACCAGACTTTAAAAGCAGCTTCTTTAAGGGCATCAGAGGTCTCCATTTACTAAGGTACTACACCATACTCCTAGTTTAGTCCATCAGTTCAAAGTGCGGTCCGTCGATAAACGGACGTTTTCCTTGGCTACGACGCAAGTCAACATAGGCGTTCATAGCCTCTTCCATTGTGCCACCCCACTCTCGGATGTCATTGATATGCCAAGCTGCACCCCACCGCACGGCCACGCCCACGTCAATAGCTCCTTGCTTCACAGCGTCTGCAAGATCGTCGTATAGATTCAATTCCCACGATCCACGCGAGCCAACATAGGCTAAAAGGTCAAGAGCGCGGCCCTCAATGTGTTTGGACTTCATCGTTTTCGATGCGCCCTTTTTGACAAGCTCACGTTGTTCTCCAATGGTTCTTAACCCACAGATCACACCGAAATCGGTTTTCGTATGCCCAATAGCTGCTTTTGCAACGGCTACTAACCGCTCGTCTACGCCTTCCATTCGGTCAAGGCTACGTTGTGATAGTTTAAAAGTCATTTCATTTCCTCTTGAATAAAGCCTGCGCACCCCGAACGCCAAAACTAGCGCTGATTGCGATACCTAAGCTGTAAAAATACCAGTCCGGCGCTTTGGAAAGTTGCTCAAAGCCACGATCTACCCATCCTTCTGCGCCGGGGATGAAAGCTAAAATCAACGGGATTGACAGCACAATTACGAACCACTCGTCTTTCCAGCTTGACTTTGCCCCCTCTGCCATAATGCGTTCCCAATCGGCAACGCTAGTCTTCTCAGAAAGAAGTATCTGTGCCTTGGCTTTAGCCTCGGTCAACTTTAACTCTGCATCGGCAGCGTTTTTGTCAGCTTTACCTTGCAGCCACGATCCTGCGAGATTGGCTATTGGCCCTATAAGTGCCTGTATCATTTGTCCACCTCATACTCTACTTTAGAAGACGAAGCCGTGTTTGTAACTGTAGTCTTAGACTCTTTACCCATCCAGATGCCGAAGCACCCCGTAAGAGCGCCCATACATACGCTCACGAGCCCAGACTGGGCAACGCTTGGGTCAGGTAGACCCATAAACCAATGCACCGCCTGATACGTCAGTACAGTGACCGCCAGCATCATCAAGCGCGGCAGAACCTTCCAGTCATCAAGTATTGTGTGTGCCATTACCATTTCCCCTGTTGTTTACCTAAGAAATACAAAACTACTGCAAGCCCAGCGATACCAGCCAGCACAATAACACCGCCAACAACCCACATTATTATAGCCTCTTTAATCTCGGCTTTTCGGTACTCGGTTTTCTTGCGTTGCTCACGAACCCTGCGAAGAGTGTCCTTATATTCTTTTAAGCCAGTAGGCCCGTATTGGAACTGAATGATCGTTTCAATTTCCTTACGCATAGCCTGCATACGCTTCTGTGCAGAGAAAGCATCTATTGCCGCCTGTTCAGCAGAGCCAGTCAGTGATGCAAAGATGCTTGGGTTCTTGGCCTTCTCAGCGGCGTAATTCACGTCACTCACCGCACCAGCAAACTTGCTCAATGCGCCTGAAGCATCCCGACCAGCAGCCAGCAAGGACTTGGCGCTCGATACAGCAGAGGCTGCGATAGACAGAGCTGAGATAGGATCAATCATGTTTCCATGTACCTCGCAGGGCAGTAAGCGTCTGGGTGGACAACGTATCGTCTATCGTGCCATTGACCGTTCTTTCCGCCCGTTGCGCCACAGTCGTAGTAGCAAATTTTATAGAACTTCGTGCCATAGTTGTTTACGAAAGTGTGTCCGTACCCGACAAATACAAGAACACACCACATTTCACCGCTCCATCAATCGGTCTATTTTTTCCTCTAGGCGGTCAAATTTACTCATAATTTGCGAGAGAACTTCAGAACTGTCGGTCTTAGTGACGTATTCTTTAGCCATTTCCTCGCGCGTGCGGTTTAGGAGGATGTTCATGCGCTGTTGTTCCGCCCACATGGTTTTGGCAAACCAACTGACTATGCCCAGCGCGCCTGTGAGGCCTATATTCCAAAGCATTAAGTCCATACTAGATCACCCGTTCACAACTTCTGTGGTGTCGACGCTGGCTACCCAGCGGATTGTCGTGCCCGTCGCGCCGGTCCCCACAAAGGATACACCACCGTTCACGGTATCCGCGGTTATGACCAAAGTCCACGCTGACGCACCGGTATCCGCTACAAGCTCGGTAACCGTAGCAGCACCTACAAGTTCGACAGACGAAGCGAGCGCTCCACGCCTAAATGTAGCGGTAAACTCCCAGACTTTTGCGTCTGCTACGGCGGTGTTGGTGTCTTTGGCGGCAACGATACCCTTAACGACGGATATAGACTCCGCAGGCATGTTTACGGTGTTGCTGCCGTTGGCGGACCCCACACCATCTGAGGTCAAGCGAGAAGGAGAATCACTTGTAGTCGCCGTACGTAGTACGTAGCGAGACCGTTGCGCTGTACCTACCGCACTGGAGAAGGCCCCAGAGGATACCGCCTCCTGCCCGTAGTTTATCGCGCTAGCTTTATACCCTGCAGGGATCACGGCATATGCCGCGTCTGCACCCGTTTGGTTCTCCCTGCCACCCCCGATAGCGCTGTAAGCGCCTCGTAAGATGTTAGATAAACCGCCACCGACTACGCCCGCTGTGGCCGTGGCGTTCGTGGTGTTACTTGAACCACCATTAGTGACACTGTTAACCGCCAAAGTCTGGTTGCCGACCCCACCGCTTATCACTGCAGCCGTGGCGGAGGAATCAATACTATTGTCTGCGCCACCCCCAACTACAGATTTCTCTGCTGCCGCTACGTCAGTCGCCGCTGCACGAAATGTTTGCAAATCAATGGCATTCGCACCGCGCTTATTGCCTCCGGTAGACGTATTGTCCGGTGTCGCCGTAAGGAACGCACCGGTACCTTTGGGGACGATTGCTGTGTCGATATTCGTGGCTACGCCACCCGATACTAAAGATTCTACCGGAACTGTTGCGTTAGGGGTCGAATCGTTGAACAACTCGTCGAAATAGAACAAGCCGGGTGCGGCGTACACAACGTCTGTACCATCAGCATAGACAATGTATGTCTCGCCGTTAGGGATGTTTACACCAGAGCCGCCAGTTATATTGATCGTGATGTCCTGATCGCCAGTCGTGGCGTTCTTCACGATGTACATCTTCTGCACAGGAGGGAGGAACAGTGTGCGAGTTGCCGTTAGCGTGCCTGTAGAGGTGACGTTGAAATACAACGACCGGAACGGCTGCGCGGCGTTACTATCCGCATAAGTAAGGGTTTTATCTGCGTCAGTGGCGAAGTCCACGTCTGCGTACCCCCCGATGGCCGACTCAATGGCCTCTAGGTTTTGGTTGGTCGTAGCGCCCCACACACTAACCTGTTCGCCGTCAGCGATAAGTTCGATCTTGAGATTAGAAAACGTACTGGCCATGATGCCTCCTATGTGGGTATGTCGACCCAAAATGGTGTCTGAGAGTCGTCTATGGGCTCCCAGATGTTTATTGATCCAACAGAACCGTCGGCACGGATGCCTACAACGTCTACAATAACGCTGAACACAACAATAGGTGTTGAAACGAAACCCGTGGCCTCGACACCTGTGATCGGTATGTCGACCGGGATCGAGGCAACTGCGGTGCCCACAACTGCGGTGCCTTGCACACCGAGTGCAGCTACACTAGCCGTACCCGTTATACTTACAACGCCGATGGCGGCGGTTCCGAACACCCCTGTGGGCACCGCAGTTGCGCCGCCAGATACAGTTTCCACACCGGTTGCGCCGGTTCCGAATACCCCAGTGATGCTCACATTCGCATCAGAAGTAATTAGCGCGTCGCCTACGGCACCGATGGCGGCTACGCCTTGCGTGGTGTAATTTACCGTACTGGTAAACGTAATGTTTCCTATAGCGCCCGTAACCGTGATCCCAGTTACGGATACGTTTACTGGGATGGATACAACCACATCCCCGACTGCCCCAACGCCCACTACACCACTTAAAACCACGGCTCCTTCAGGGAACGCAGCCAGAGGAGCAGAGGCTATTGGGGCGAATCCAAGCATTTACTTACCCCGCAATAGCGGCATTACCAGCAGTAATCGCGTCATTAAGAGGCGTCATGTCCTCATTTGTCCAAAACGTTGCGTTTACCATGCCTTCTAGGTGCGACACGTTGCGCTGTAGCACCGTCTCGTCATCCGCATAAGCATCGGGGTCTGCAATAACCGCGTTAATCAAGTTCACACTATCCATGCAAGCGGAGTAGTGTTGTGCGATTTCTTCCGCCGTAGGCGTGTATACGTCATCGGTCATTATTCTGCCTCCTCTTCAGGCTTTGGGTTTTCAAGCGCATCTACAAGACGCTGCGCAACAGCCTCACGGCCCATCATAAGTTGGTCCATGTTAAACTGGGTGTTCCCAATTTTGCGGTCCAAATCTTGCACATGGTTGAGCAAAATCTTTTGCTCATCTGTCATAGCGTCAACGTCATATTCTTTTTCGTTGACTGTAATGACGTTTGTTTTTTTCTCGGTCATATTAGTCTCCTGTGTTTAATTGAGCTTCTAGCTCGGTTACTTTAGCAGACAACTCTTGGATTGCCTTAACTAAAACTGGTACTAGCTTGCCGTAAGCAGCTTCAAGTTTCTCTGGGTTATCATCAAAGACAAGGCCCGGAATTGTGACACCTGTGTCTTCTTGAGTTTGTTGTAAGTCTTGCGCAATAAAGCCTGTGTCAGGTATACCAACTTTACCACCATCACGCATGTTCCATGTGAAGGATACTGGATCAAGACGTTCAACAAAGTCCAACCCTGCCTGTAGTGGTGCCACGTCTATTTTATCACGAGCATCTGAAAGAGATGTGATAGAAGTAACCTGACAGCGGAGTGTAGCAATAGAAGAGTTACCAAGAGTAATCTGGTTACTTACGGTGCTAGAAGATGCGTTTGCAAAATAGCCAAGCAGACTGTTATTAGTTCCTGTGGTTGTGGTTGTACCACAAGAAGCCCCAATAAAGGTATTAAAATTCCCTGTTGTAATAGCTTCACCTGCATCTGTACCCATAACTGTTACAGATTGGGCTGTGGTTAGGTTTTTTGCAGAGGAGGCACCAACAGCAGTATTGCTATTTTGAGTATAGCTAGTAGATATATTACCAGAAAGCGCTCGATAACCAATAGCTACATGGTTGTTACCAACTGCTCGCTTCATTGCTTCATAGCCAAGAGCCACGTTTTGAGTTGAAGCTGTCCCATAACGCATCGAGTCTCTACCAACAGCTACGTTATAGCCGCCTGTTGTAAGACTAGCAGCAGCTTCCATACCTACTAACGTGTTATAAGCACCTGATGAAAGATTGCGCCCAGCTTGGTATCCAATAGATGTATTTGCAGCACCTGTTGATAAAGTATCGTTTCCTGCATTACGCCCAAAAGCTGTACGCCAAGGTGAGCTTGTTTCTGTTCTACCTAGCAATACAGTGGGAGCGGATGTCCAATCAAGCCCTATTCCCGGTATACGGAACCGTGTTACGCTTGTATTACCAAGAGTAATCTCGTTAGACACTGTTGTACTAGACCCTCGTGCCTGAAACCCAATAGCTGTATTATTGCTGCCACTTGTAGCATTGTCTCCCGCATAAGAGCCTACATGAGTATTATTAGTTCCTGCCGTAGAACTGTAACCAGCATTAAATCCTATAGAAATGTTATAGCCGCCTGTAGTGTAGGTATAACCTGCCTGATGTCCCATAAGAACATTGTAAGCGCCTGTAGTGAGGTTATTACCGGCGTAGGCACCTATGCTATTGTTAGAAGCACCTGTGGTAAGATCTTGGTTTGAACCCGTACCAATTCCAACGTTATTACCACCAGAAGTAAGGCTATAAGTAGAAAAGTAACCAATACCAATGTTGCTAGATGTAGCGGTAACAACACCAAGACCCATTGCATTAGAACCAATAGCAACTTGGTAGTTTGTTGTAGTTGCGTTATTTGCTGTGTTATAACCTATAAACGTGTTATCACTACCTGTTGTAATGTTTGCCCCTGCATTAGGACCTAGAGCTGTGTTGTTAGACCCTGTGGTAGCATCGTATAATGTACGATAACCAAGAGCAACGTTATAAGAGCCTGTAGTTACGAGCCTACCAACACTTGATCCAATAAATAAGTTCTCTGTGCCTGTACTTAAATCCTGACCTGTATAACTACCAATACCGATGTTATTAGAACCAGTTAGCTGTGATGTTGCGTCACCCTGTAAGGCGTAACGACCTAAACCAATAGAGTCATTTGCTGTTGAAACGTTCTGACCAGCTTGGTATCCAAGGATTGTATTATACCTAGCAGTGGTAGCATCGGACATAGCAAGGTAGCCCATAGCGATGTTGCCGCCATTGCCTGACTGAGTAACACTCGTATTAGCCATAACGCCCCTACCGATAAGAACGTTATTTGCGCTATTTGTATTTTTCCCTGCTTCGTATCCAATAGCAACGTTTGACTGTAGAGTGTTAGCGTTTAGTGCGTCTGTACCAATAGCAACGTTACTATCTGCTGTAGTAAGACTAAGGTTTGATCTAACACCTATACTAACATTATCCGTGCCTGTAGTAATGCCAGTACCTGATTGCCAACCCAAAGCGATGTTTAGAGAACCTGACGTAACATTTTCTCCAGCCTCTCTACCTAAAGCTATGTTGTGGTTAGCTGTAGTAAGAGATTTTAACGATAGATAACCAATAGCTACGTTATCATCACCAGATGCCGTAGTTGTTACACCTATAGGAGAAAAGCCGATAGCTACGTTACGTTGACCTGATGTAATACCGTCACCTGCTTGTCTGCCAATACCAACGTTGTTGTCTTCGTTTGTATTATAAAGAGCACGATAACCAATAGCTACGTTATAGGATTTGGTGGTGGCTGTTTGTAGAGCACTTTGCCCTACGGCTACATTCCCTAAACCTGTAGTAATACTTAATCCTGCGCTTTTACCAGCAGCAAAGTTATTAGCACCTGTAGTAAAATCTTTTAGTGCTTCGTAGCCTATGCCAATGTTATAATCACCAGTACCACCAGCAGTGCCACCCATAGCTCCACGATAGCCGATACCTACAGTGTAATCTGCTGTAGTTACGTTATACCCTGCTTGATAACCGACTGCGGTGTTGGAGGTTCCTGATGTTGTGAGAGCAAGAGCACCGAAGCCTACAGCAGTGTGATAATCACTTGTAGTTACCGTAGTTAGTGCAGTGTACCCAACAGCAACGTTCTGACCACCATCAGTCATAGCTCCACCAGCACTATAACCAAGCAAAACGTTTTGGTCACCTGTAGTAATAGCTGTGCCAGCACTTGTACCTAAAGCAACGTTACGAATACCGCTGCCAGCAGTAATGCTATCTAAAGCATTTGTACCTAAACCAAGGTTGCCATCTGAATCGTTAATACCATCACTAAGTCCAGCGATGTCTGAGGCACCACCTGCAGGGGCACCGTCTACTGTGATAGAACCACTTGTGGCGGAAATGTCATTCGTCTGATGATTGATTGTGATAGCCATTGTGCGGAACCCCTATCGGTAAATTATACTGCGGTAGACCCTGACATGTCATCCTGCGCCATGACCCACGCATAACACTTGTCAAGGAACTCTGCACCAGCCGATGCTTCTACGTCAGCTAAGTTTGCGTTGTACCGCTTAAAGTCCACCTCACGAGTGTCGTCACCGGGAGTTGCTGTCGCATATGCTGACAGGTCAATCATCACTGTGAACTTTGGATCAGTTCCACGTTGACGGCTGATTGCCGCTGTCACGATGCGGTAGTATGCGTTGTTGAAAGCGATGCCATATTGAGAGGCACCTTCTGCGATGTTGTTTTGAATAGCCATGTTGTTTCTCCTTTAGGCGTAAGTTACTTCAGATGTGTGGATCGTAGCCACCCACCTGATGTTGGTTGATGCTGCACCTGTGGCCTCTACTTTAAGACCACCGTTTGTTGTGTCAGCGGATAGTGCCAAGCCCCAAGACGGTGTGTTGTCTAGGATAGTCGTGGCGCTGTTGACTAGCACTGTCGTACCAGCAGAACCTTCCCTACGGATCAACCCCTCGACCTTCCATGCTGCACTTGCTGTACCACCTGATGCTTGCTGACGTGCTACGATGGTGCCTGAGAAGCTGTAGGCAGAGTTGTTGGGGAGGATGATTTGGTTTGTGGTGCCAGCAGTGCTGTTGTTAGTTGTCAGAGCTTCTGCGGTAGCGTTTGTGGTGTCTGAGCGGAGGACAAACTTACTACTTTGTGCATCTCCATCTCCGGAAAATCTGCCTGAGGCGTGTACGGCTCGTCCATATATAGTGCGTGTAGTTGCTCTTGTGCCTGTGGTAACGGAGTATTCCCCGTCTGCTCTGTTATTTTGACCGCCCAGAGCTGTAGCACCGACAGCAAGAGCATAATTAAGAAGCCCACCCAACACAGAAGCGTATTGCTGGTTGGCTGTATTTCCGCCCCCACCTACTACAACAGACGATACGCCTGAGGCCGTTGCTTGGCCTCCCAAAGCTAAACTGTAATTTGCAGATGCTATAGAGTTGTAGCCAATAGCTGCAGAATAAAAACCGCTCGCCTTTCCTTGATACCCAGCAGCCACAGAGTTAAACCCAGTAGCACCATAGCTTGAGGTGTTGTTGTCTATAGCTGCTGCAAAGCTGTCTGTGCCACCTGCACGAGAGTTACCAAGTGCAACACTGCCTACACCAGCCGCTTGCGCACTCATACCTATAGCGGTTGCTTCATCTGAAGTAGCGTCTGTATCTTTACCAACAGCTAACGCACTTGTGCTACTAGCCCTTGCATTCTTACCTATGGCAACTGTATCGGTGTTTGTTGCACCATTAGAAACACTAGAACCAATCCCGATAGCAACACTGCTTGCACCGCTTGCTAATGATCCACCTAGAGCAACTGACCCGTTACCAGAAGCAATTGAACCTCCAGAAGAACTGTTTGCGCCCAAAGCTGTAGCATAATTACCACTAGCTTGTGTTGATCTACCTATTGCTACGGAACTATTTACCGATGCCTTAGCCTGATACCCCATAGCAATACTATTAGCACCAGTAGCACCGTAGGTACTTGTGTTATTGGCTATAGCTGCTGCGAAGCTGTCGGTGCCAGAGGCGTAGGAACCACCGAGAGCCATTGCTGCATTTGACGACGAATTGCCAGCGATACCAGCAATAGACCTGCCTGTGCCGCTGTTTGTTCCAATCGCCGTAGTTTGGTTGTATCTAGCCTCACCTTTAATCCCAACAGCGTTTGTCCCAAGAGCGTCTGCACCTGCACCAATAGATACAGCGAAATCCCCAGTAGTCTCCGAAGAAGTAGCTAACGCAATGGAACTTGTGCCAGAAGCACTTGTCCCACTCCCAACAGCCACAGCATTAGTGCCAGTAGCGCTAGGGGCAGTCGGGCTAGAGGGGTTCTCGGCGTAAAGCTCTAAACCACCAATAGCAGTTCCGTCTAAGAGTAGGTCAGTGCCGTCAGAGCTAAGTGTAATGCCGCCGCCAGAGCCTGTGTGATCTAATTCAATCTTACCCATTATGCGTATGTAACCTCGCTTGTATTGACCGTAGCAACCCACCTAATATTTGTGCTTGCTGCGCCAGTGACCTCTATCTTCAAGCCGCCATTGGTTGTATCAGCCGTTAGAGCAATCGCCCATGCTGATGCACCCGCTGTAGCATAGAGCTTGTTCTGGATGCCGTTACCTAACACTGTAGATGCCGCATTGGCATCACGCAACAGCGCACCCTTGATTTCCCAGCTTGCGTAATCGCTGCCATCAGCTGCACTTTCACGAGCAATGATTGTGCCTGAGAAGCTGTAAGCAGAGTTGTTGGGGAGGATGACTTGGTTGGTGGTGCCAGCAGCGCCAGCGTTGGTTACTAATGCCTCTGGAGTGGCATTTGTAGTATCACTGCGGAGGACAAATAAACCGTGTTGACTATCACCATTAGCGGAAAACTTATCATTTGAAAAAGCAATCTTGCCAATGGTTGTTCCTGTAGTTGAAGATGCACCGATGGACACACTGTCAGTGGCGGTGGCATATGCACCACCTAAAGCAACTGATCCATTTCCCGTAGCGTTGGCTCGTTCAGCATATGTGCTAGATGCGCCCGCAGCAAATGCATTGCTTCCGGTAGCTTGTGCTTGGTATCCAAGAGCAACGCTATAGTTAGCAGCACTTAAACAATTATACCCCATAGCCACGGCGTAACTAGAAGTTGCCCTAACTGTGCGACCAAGGGCAAAAGCATCGGCAGCGGTGGCCTGAGAGGACTCACCAAAGGCAAATGAGTCGGCACCAGTCGCTTTCGCCAAGTTACCAATAGCCACAGAGTTAGCACCAGTAGCACCGTAGCTAGAGCTGCTGGATGCTATGGCTGCTGCGAAGGAGTCAGTGCCAGAGGCGTAGGAGCCGCCAACGGAAGTCGACCCAGACCCAGCGGAAACAGAAGCAGACCCGCTCCCTCGACCCAATGCCGTAGCATAAGAGCCAGAGGCATTTGCTTGCAAGCCAAAAGCGTTTGAGGAATACCCTGTTGCTTGTGCAAGCCGCCCCACCGCCGTGGAACCGCTGCCAGTGGCATCGCTAGAACCCCCTATAGAAAGTGAATTAGCATTACTAGCAACAGCCGCACTCCCAATAGCCACAGCATTTGTGCCAGTAGCACTAGGCGCAGTAGGACTAGACGGGTTCTCGGCAAAAAGCTCTGGGCTAGGAGAATCTATCCAGTCGTAATCCGAGCCTGTCCAGCTTAGTAGCTGATCTGATGTGGCTGTGCTTACGTTCAGGTGTGAGTCTACAAGTGGGTCGACGTTGCCTGCATCCGTTACGTCTGCCCCATCCTCTACGTTCAAAGCAGATAAGAGGGAACCTTTTGCGATTGAGCCAGTTAAACCTACAACGGCTTGAACGGCGTCGGTTTGGTCATGTTTTGACCAGTTTCCTGCGTATGTTGACGTAGAGGCATTATCTGTTGTTGCAACAATGTTGTCACCGATAGCGAACGTTACACCATTAACAGTACCCGCCCCTGAGACGTAGTAAAACCAACCCGTCTGAGCAGAACCGCCGCCCGGGAAACTACCAGAACCTGCGTTCCAGTCACCTTTGTAGACCATGCCATTCTCAAGAGCAGCAATATCTGTTTCCATTTGGTCGAGGCTAACTGCCTGCGTGACGGTAATATAGTCTAACTTGGTTTCATCCGCAGTGGTAAAAGACGCGGTGGTGTTTTGTAAAACGCTAGAATAAGCCTGTACATCTGAGCCAATGGCAACCCCAAGGTTAGTGCGAGAAGTGGATGCACTAGATAAGTCGGACAGGTTATTAGCGGGTTGGAGTATATCTTCCCCTGCCGCCGTAACGTACACCACAGCACTGCCTGACAAGTTCAGTAGGGAACCAGTAGAACTCTCATCAAGTGTGCGTGTGAGGGTCGTGCCAGTGGCTGTGTAGGTACCTGTGCCGATCTCCCAAGCTGCGCCATCTTCAATCGTGTAGCGAACTACGTCACCGTTACTCACGCCAGCGTCAGCAAAGGCCTGATAGCCACTCTCAGCAGAACCAAGAGTGATTGTGCCTGTGCCGACGCTGGCAGTGGCTACTTTGGCTCTGTTTACGAGAGTGACCATGTTTTAGCTCCTTACGCGATTCGGATGATTGCGTTCGACGCGTCTGCCGTTGGGAATTGTATGGTAAAGTCACCATCGGTCGACGTTTTGTCTGCACCGAAATCCAACACTGCGACCGCACGATTTGCCTTAGACGAGTTATATATCAGCGCCCCACGAGCGGTGATCGTAGACGCTGCCCACGTGGTGTTATCGAAGTCTACGATTGCTGTTGTACCGTCTGCACTAATAACAGCACCGGTGAGGACGTTGCCCCCTGCGGTGTACCCGGTACCTGTCGCCTCATTAGTAGTGCTATAGACAGTGGTGGCCGCGTTCAATGTGGCGGCGTCTGTAAACAGAGCAATGTAGAGTGTGTCTGTGTCGAGGTCTTGTACACCGCCGAGAAGCTCGGTTTTAAAACTGGTGCACATTGCTTGCGTGATAGCCATATTGGGCCTCCTTAGCTCACTGGAACTCGGAATTGACCCGAGCGATATGCGTCTTCGCGGAGTTTACCATCCCCGAGACTTTTTAGCAACGTAATAGCCTGTAAGTACATTTTTTCGTACGTTGCGATCATGTCAGGCTCGCCCTTCATAAAGCGTATAGCTTCGAGCAAAGCCCCATTAAGTAACGCAGAATCAAACTCGTCTCCGAGCCATGTAGTTCCTGCGGTCACTATTGACTCCGGGTAGTACCCGTAGTGCAATTCTGAAGTGTACCCATCGTCTGGTGTTGGGCCCATGATGAACGTATCGTCATCAAAGTACGCGTAGTGCTTGGGTAATCCCGTGTCCGTGGGGTTCGGATAGGCCTCACGTAAGAAGTTGACGTCCTTATTCAGGAGGTAATGGTACGCGCCACTGGAGTCGACCACGGCAATAGAGTACACGTATAAGAAATCCTCGGGCGTCTGTAGGTACTTATTCCCCGACGTTAGAGTCCCCGTGACGTTCCTCCGCAGCGCAGGAACCTGCACTGTGTTGTATATCTTCTGTTCAGCCTGTTGCGTAAACATAGCGAGCTGCTCTTCTGTGAAAGTCATTTCACAGATGTCTTGGACATTAACTTTCAGCTCGACATAGTTCATAGCTTACCCCATTGGTCCACGGGCCATGGTGCCCTTAGTAGCTGCGCCCGTACCACGAATCTTAATGCCGGTTGTTTTGACGCCTTTCATGTTGGGCTTCGGAGCATGACCACAGGGCTGCACGCCCTTGTTCTTCGTGACCTTTGGCTCTTTCATGTCGAATACTTTCATCGAAACACTCCTACGATGTTATCACGGTTACATTACCTACTTGGCCTACACCAATCAGGTCATTTGGGGTTAGTCCAAACGGATCGTTCCCCCCACCAACAGGGTTCCAGCCCCACTGCAAGTTGGTACTACTGTAGTTCCCAGAAGCAACGATGCTGGTATCAATGCGTGGGTTCTGAATAGCCTGCGGATCATTAACAGGAAACTCACCCAGACGCAACTGTGGGTGGTCTGGACTCCAACACTCACGGCAGGCTTTGACGTTCGTATCCCGACCTTTGACAAAAAGGTTCTTCAGCTCCCGTAACTTGTACTGGAACCCACACACGTCACAAAGTGCGAGTGCTTTCTGGGAGGATGCGAACCGAGCAACCATCAGGCAATCCTACCGATCCGCGGCACAAAGCGTGCCGACGTTTTCTCGCGGTCTTCGCCTGCAGCCATGTCGAACTGTTCGTCGTACACAGCTTTCA